GCCCGGCGCGCGGCCTGCCCGACCTGGGCGGAGTATATCGAGGCGCTGTGCGACGCGGTCGCGCTGCGGCACCGTAGCGTGCTGGCGACGGCCATTGCGATGATGCCGACGGACGCGGACGGCGTCTGGTCCACAATGGACGACTACGGCATGGGCCTGGACCTGGACGACGTGGTCCGGCTGTGCGACCTGCGCACGCGCGGCGAGGCCGAGCTTCGCGCCTTCAAACAGGCGAAAGAATAATTTGACAACCCGCCCGACCTGGGCGACATTCCTGCATGAAAGAAACCAAGTTCAGTATCGGCGACGCGGTGGTTTTCCGCGCGTTCAACGGTGACAGCGTCTCGGCCACGATTCTCGCGGTGCTTCCGGACGCGGTCCGCGTGGGCTACTGCTCCGGCAGCCGCATCATCAACGGCCGCATGGAGCCGAAAATGGAGCGCGTGCTGGTCAAGCGCGCAGACTACGGGCGCATCACGGCCTTCCCCAAGGACAGCAAGTTCCTCGTGCTCGAAACCCTCTAAGCCTCACCACTATGCACAAAGTCACCATCTCGTTCCCGTCCCTGGAGGACGCGGAGTTTTTCACCTACCTCGCGCGCAAGTCTGCCGAGAACCATCTCCGCCTGACCGGCGGTCCGGCCGGCATCATGCAGGACGCGCTCACCCGCGCCGCCGCCGTGGTTGGCCCGGGCGATGCCAACCCGTTCCTCGTGGCGGTCGCGTCGTCGGTGCCGCCCCGGACGGACGCGGTGCCGGACGACCACCTGCCGCCGCTGGTGCCGAACTGGTGGCACCTCGAATGCCAGTTTTCCTGGGGCTGGGAGCGCAGCGGCTCTTATGATAGGAGCTACCCCACGCGCGCCGAGGCGCTGTCGGTTCTCAAAACCATCAAGAGCGGGCTGAAGTATCGTGTCTGCCGTTCCAAGTAATTCACAATCGTAACTTGCGAACCGCCCGCGCCGCGGTATCTTTCCCCATGAACAACACCGATTTTACCGCGGCCTCCGCGAAACTTTTCCGCGACATCGTGACCGACCTGCCGAACTGGACGGGCGTCACGCCCTGTTTCAACCACATCACCAGCGCCCTCCGCGGGAACCTCACCGACCTGAAAAAACGCGGGCTGATTACGACCTTCCGCAGCGACGGCGAGGAATGGATTGAACTGACCGCTGCCGGCGAGGAATTTGCCCGCACGGTGGGCATGGGCAAATTCCTTCCAAGCTGATTTGACAAACCGGCCCGCCCGGGCTACCTTACGCCATGAGCAACGAAACAAAGAACGAGCCGAGCGCGGTGCGGGTGCCCGCGCCCGAGCTGACTTCCCAGGAGTGGGAACTGCGTCGCAAGGAGCGCGTCGCGAAGCAGTGGGCCGACCGCCGCGCGCGGTGGGCAGCCTACAAAAAAGCACAAAACCACTTGCGCGGGTCCTGAACCCGTGCGACCTTACGCCATGAATTATTCGATTATCTGGAAACTCCGCGAGGGCGGGCTGGTCACGTTCCGCTTTGAAGTGGAGAACGTGCCCACCCTCGCGGACGCGCTCGCGGCCTTCCGGCACGCCGAGCCGAACGGCTACCTCGTGCGGGCCTATGCGCACGAACCCATTGACCCCGCTCTGCTCGCGGGCCTGATGGACACCCTGGAGCAGAAAATTGTGGCGGACGGCTGGCGTTCGCTGGGGGACTAATTTTATGAGCGAACCCTGGTTTTCCCAAATCCTGTGGCCCGTCCTCCGCTCCGCGGATGGCGAAGCCGGTCTTACTCCCGAGGTAGTGCTGCAAGCGGTGCGCGCCTGGGACCAGCAACAAATGTGGGAGCGTGGCCGCAGCGTAATGCCGACGGACCTGCGCGACGCCGTGTATGCGGTGCTCAGCCCCGCCGGGCGCCGCGCCGCGGACTTGGCGGCATTGTCATCCCTGAAGGGCTAACCCGATGCGCCTAGACTTCCATCGCGACATCTACCTGCCGGCGGACCTAATCGCCCAGGTCCGCGCCGTGAACTATTCCCGGCTGGATTACAGCATGCACGCCGTCCGAGAGGCCGCGGCAGACGGCCTGCGCGCGCACGAGCTGCCCCGGGCGCTGTCTTTGGACGACTGGGGCATCATTCACGTAGAGACGTGGTCCGGTCGCGCCACGGGCGTCCTGGTGCGTCGCACGCTGTTGTCCCGCCCGGGCTGGGACCTCGTGCTGGCGGTATCGGTGCCCGACTGCCGGGTCAAAACGGTCTGGCTGAACGAAACGACGGACCGCCACCGCAGTTTGGACCGGAAAAGATATGTTGCGAAACCCGCTTGACGGGCGGGGGGACGTGTGGCACTTTACTTATGACGCGGGAACAGTGGACAGGACGCGAGACAACAGGTGGCGAAGGGCCGGGTTTGTCCCCGGAGCAAAGCGCCTGCGCGGTCTGAAAGCTGGTGGGCTGCCGGGGTTTAATCCCCCGGATTGGTCCGGAAGGGGCGGTTCGCGAGCTGCCTCAGAGGTTCGATTCCTCCCCGTCGTCACCATTTTTGTGAACGCTTTCAACGAAAACCTCCTGGCCACCGATGAGTCTGGCTTAACGGAATCCTGCGACGTCTGCAACCGCGTCATCCTGAACTGGACGACGGTGGGGGACGCCGCCACCCTGGCCGAGGACGGCCAGACGATTCTGTGCCGGCATTGCGCCGATTTAATTTGACATCCCGGCCCGCCGGTGCGACATTCCACGCCATGAGCGACATCAAAGAGATTTCAATCGAAACCCTGCTCCCCTGGGGCGCGCCCAAGCGGGTGCGCCTTCAGGACGGGAGCGAACGCATCCTCCGCACGTCCTTTACCGTGCCGGCGGCGTTCTGGGATGCCTGGAAGCAGAACAAGGCCACGCTGCAAGCGGCCGGCATTTCCCCCAAGCGCCAGCCGAACGGCTCGTGGATTGTGAACCACTGGGCTGCGGTTGACCCCGTCGCCGCCAAGGCCGAGCAGGCGCGCCGGTTCGTCGTGGCCGAGGCATCGCGCGCGACCGACGCGAACGTGGACCTTCCCCGCCCGGCCGGGCTGGATTATCTCCCCTATCAGAAGGCGGGCGTCGCGTTCGGGCTGGAGTGCTGGGCCGCGAAGCGTGGCGTTCTTATCGGCGACGAAATGGGCCTGGGCAAAACCATCCAAGCCATCGGCCTGATGAACTGCACCGCCGACATCAAGTCGGTCATCATCGTTTGCCCGAACACGCTTAAGCTGAACTGGGCACGCGAGCTGAAGAAGTGGCTGACCCGCCCCATGTCGGTCGAGGTCCAATACTCGAACAAACCGTTTTCCCGCGCGGACATCGTCATCGTGAATTTTGACATCGTCCACAAGTTCCTCCCCGCGTTGAATGACCGGACGTGGGACCTGCGCATTGTGGACGAGAGCCAATACATCAAGAACCCCAAGGCGCGCCGCACGAAGTCCACGCTGGCCATCCGCGCCGCGCGCAAGGTCGCGCTCACCGGCACGCCGATAGAGAACCGCCCCATTGAACTGTGGCCCGTCCTGAACGACCTGGACCCGTCCGCGTGGCCGAAGGGAAACTTTTTCCAATACGCGCGCCGCTACTGCGCGGCGAAGCAGAACGGCTTCGGCTGGGACTTTTCCGGCCACTCGAACGAGGCCGAGCTGCAACACAAATTGCGTTCTTCCATCATGGTGCGCCGCCTGAAAAAGGACGTCCTGAAAGAGTTACCGCCGAAACAGCGGCAGGTCATCGAGCTGGACGCCGCGGGCTGCAAGGAGCTGTTGGAGCTGGAGGCGCACATGGTGGAGGAACGCGAGGCCGCGCTGGTCGAGCTGCGCGCGAGGGTGGAGCTGGCCCGTGCCGGCGAGAGCCGCGAGGACTACGCGGAAGCGGTCCACGCGCTGCGCCAGGGACAAGGCGCGGCGTTTGAAGACATGGCCGAGCTGCGGCACAAGGTCGCCGCCGCCAAGCTGCCGCAGTGCCTCGCGTTCATCGAGGACGCCATGGAATCCGGCAAGGTGCTCGTGTTCGCGCACCACCTGGACATCGTCGCCGCCATCGTCGCGAGGTTCCCCCAGGCCGCAGTCATCACGGGCAACACGCCCGCGCCGAAACGGATGGAGCAGGTGGACCGCTTCCAGACGGACGCGGACTGCAACATTTTTGTGGGCAACCTTGCCGCGGCCGAGGGGCTGACGCTCACCGCCGGCACGCACGTCATCTTCATCGAGCTGCAATGGGTGCCCGGCAAGCACGCGCAGATGGAGGACCGCGCGCACCGCATCGGGCAAAAGGACAGCGTGCTGTGCAGCTACCTCGTGCTTGAGGGCAGCCTGGACTCCCACATGGCGCGCACGAACGTGGACAAGCTGAACACCATCGACTCGTGCTTGGACCGCGTTACCGACTGGACCGAGGCCGAGGTGGAAGAAGTGGAACCCGTGACCAAGGTCCGCCTCACGTTCGAGCGCGTCGCCGCCGAAGCGCGGCTGGTGTCGGACCGCTGCGTGGAGCTGGTCCATCAGGGAATGAAGATGCTTGCCGGCGTGTGCGACGGGGCCGTCAAGCGGGACGACGTGGGCTTCTCCGGGGTTGATGTTCGCATCGGCCACGCACTCGCGCACCGCACGAGCATCACGCAGAAGCAGGCCGCGCTGGGCTGGAGAATCCTCTGCAAGTATCATCGCCAACTCGGTGACGCGTTCATCGCGGAGCTGAAGGCCGCGGCAGCTACGAAAGAATAATGAGCTACATCATCACGACGGTGGACAAGGCCACGGGGCACAGCTGGGTGGAAATCACCCCGCATTTTGAGCGGGCAGAAGAGGCGCTGGAGCTGGCAACCGAGGACCAGTGGGTTTTTGTAAACGAAGCCGAATAATTATGCACACCATCTATCACGACGGGACCTGGAGCGAAGAGGAGCTGCGGCAAATGGCGGCGGGAAAATTTGTGGACCGCAACGGCAAGCGCTACGGCATCTGCCGCGGCTGCCGCAAAGTCATTCGCATCGACCATCCACTTTTTGGCTCGGTCCATTTGTGCGCGATGCCGGAGTAAATATGCACACCGTCAAACACGACCTGCGCGGCAGCAAACTCTGGTGCGGCCCCGCGGCCATCAGCGCCATCACCGGCCGCGGCACGCGCGATATTGCACTTATAGTGCGGCATCTGCGAAGCGACGCAGAACCGGTGTCGAGCATGAAGCCCAGCGAGGTGTTACAGGTCTTGCGGTTTATGGACTACGGGTTCCAAACGATATGGGACCATGAGGTGTCGGAGTATGCCAAGCCCACCCTGTGCCAGCTCGCGCGCTGGGACGCTGTAGGGCTGTGGAGCACGCCGACGCTGGTCGCGCTCACCGGGCACTTCGTCGTCCTGCAAGGGGACCTCTTCGTGGACTCCTGGACCAAGACGCCCGTGCCTTTTTCTGACGCACCAAAACAATTCCGACGCCGCCGCGTGGCTTACGCGTGGCGAATTTTTCAACGCACATGAAACTCAACAAACTCGAAAAAGAACTAGACGCCCGGTTCGCGGACATCGGCTTCCCGAGCCACGACGACCCAACCATCCCGCCCGCCATGCGGATACAGCTGGCGCACTGCATCGCGCGCTTTTACAGCGGCGAGGTGCTCGTCGTGGACCGCCGCGGGAACGCGCTGCGCATCTACGCTCGCGCGAATCCTAATCCCGGGGGGTTGACATTTCCGAAAAAGTCCACACTGGGATAGGTAGAATGAGTAACAACGTCATCGTCGGTGAATTTCTGGTTGACGGCGCGCCCTGCACCGTTGAGGTCCCTTGCAACGCCGTCGGGGCAGCCGCAAAGGAGGTCTATAACGACCTGCTGCGCGAAGTGCGCAAGCTGCACCCGGACGCGAAACAGGTCGCGCGCGTGGGCAGCAAAATCGAGAAGCGCGACAAGGGGCTAATCCGCCTGACCGACGGGCAGACCGTCCGGCAGCTGTTCCCGCGCGAGGGCGATGCCTCTCCCGTGCTGGACGTGGGGCAAGTGTTCTTCCACGGGGCCGCGTGCGTCATCATGCTTCGCTTCAGCCGCGGCCAGGACCGCGCCCACATCACCCTGCGCGACCGCCTGCGGGGCACGCCCGTGAACATCACCGGCGGATACATCCTGGGCGGCGCGCTGGCGGCGAACCTCGCGCAGTCCATTGCCGGCCTGCTGGGCAACACCGCGCGCGACCTTAAGCTGCGCATCGAATGAAGTTTTGTTACAACCGACTTTGCCGTTGGCATATCGAGTGTGACCCGACTTGCAACCGGCTGAAGTTTTTGACGACGGCCCGGCCCGTCTCGTATTTCGCGGACGCCGAGGCCACGCTTGCGACCGCCGCCGCGGACCTGGAAGTGCGGCGCGTCGTCATAAAAGATTCGGTCACCGGGGCGATGTATCACTTTTGTGAGATATGCGCCAACGCGGTGGCCATGGCCAACACACAAAAGAACGATGAACACGAAGCACAACGAAGAACGAATCCCGAGCCTGCGCCTGACGCGCCAGCAACACCGCGCGACAGCACGCAAGGCGGCTAAGCGGACGCCGCGATATCTGCTCCCCTCGCGCTACACCGAGACCGCTTTTCTCGCGCGCCTGGAAGCCCGGCCGCTGTCCTACCTGGGACGGCAACAAACGCACCTCAAGCGGCTCCTGGCAAATTGTGACCGTCTCATTGCGGAACACGGCGGCGCCGGGTCGGTCATCGACCAAGCAGTTGCCCGCGACCGCGCGACCTGGGAACGGCAACTGGCTCTGGTTCAAGGGCTTATCGTGAAACGGACCCGGACGCCGGCCAAAAGGGACACCCGCACGGCCCGCCTGCGCCGGCTGCAAAAAGTCGGTTAATGGAATTTGAAACGGACCCAATTCAAACCCAAAATGAACCGAGAATTCTATCGTGAGCTGCGCAGAATTATCTCTGAAGCCAAGGGGGCCGAACGCGCGCGTGCGCTGGCCCGCCCCAGTTTTTCCGCCCTCGAACCGACCGTGGCGCCTTCGGACTATGACCGTCCCCGGGGCGATGAACCAAATTCCCTCAATGAAATCGTCGGACCAACCCACTGAACATGAGCATCGAAGACATCGCACAAACGAAGAATGGCCCGCAGACTTTTGCGGAGCTGCATCGAATCATCCAACAGGTCAAGGCAACGTGTGGCGTCGCGCCGGCCACGCCGACTGGACCCACACCGAGTGGTTCTATGAGTGGCAACGACTCGCTGGAGCTTCCGCCGACAGTGAACCCCAAGCGCATTTACATCCTTGGGCCGATGCGGGGCTTTGACAAATATAACTTCCCCGCGTTCTACGGCATGGCCGAGAACCTGCGCGACGCCGGTTTCGAACCGGTGAACCCGGCCGAGCTGGACCGCGAAGACGGCTTCGAAATTGAATCGCTGGAGCCCGGGCACGACTTCACCACGTATCCCGCCGGCATGGACGCGGAACAGGTGGTGCGGCGCGACCTGAAGGCCATCATGTCGTGTGCCGGCTACGTCGCGCTCCCGGGCTACGAAAAGTCCAAGGGGGCAACCGCGGAGAAGGCGGTGTTCGACTGGCGCGGCGCGAAGCGGCTGGAGTATTTTTCCGTCCACGCGGGCAACGGACCGTTCCTGCAAATTGCGAACGATACTGCGCCGGCAGTGATGGTCGGCACGAACCCCAAGGATGTGCTCGGCATGAAGAAGCCGCCAATGACGCTCATCCCTACCGCGTCGCTGGTCTATCTGTCGCGTGTCATGGAGCTGGGCGCTAGGAAATACTCCGCCTTTAATTGGCGCAATCCCGCGACGCCGGTGAAGCTGACGGTCTATCTGTCCGCGGCTTGGCGGCACCTTCTGCAAATCCTCGACGGCGAGGACAACGACTCGGAGAGCAACCAGCCGCACGCCGCCCACGCCATGGCCTGCTTCGCCATCATCCTGGACGCGCACGCGTGCGGGACGCTGGTGGACGACCGACCGATAAAAGGTGCGGCCACGAAAGTCATCAACGAACTGACCACCAAGTAACATGTTCTCCTGGCTCAAATCCAAGTTCAAGTCACGCGCACAGCGGGACCGCGAGCGCGGCTACTACGACCGCCTGCCGCGCATCGGTAGCGCGCACAAGTCGCCCGCGGACCAGCTCGACGAGCTGCTGGCCGAGGCGAACCGGACCGACCGCCGCCGGGTGTCCCTGGTCCGGCGCCCGAACAAGACGGGCGTGCTGGCGCGGTTCAAGGAATTCCGCGCGGCCTTCGGCTGGCCCAACCCCAAGGAAATCCTCGCGCTGCTTTTTCCGTCGGAGTGGCTGATGGAAAAGCTGTGGCCCAAGTGGGACCCCGAGGACCGCAACGCGCGCATCGCACCGCCGGCCGGTTACTACGACGCCGACAGCGGCCGACTCTACGACCACAAGCACCGTTATGTCCGCACCATCCGACGCTGAGCTGTGGCATTATGTAAGTCGCAAGCTGCGCGCGTATGCGCGATTCTTCCACTTACCGCTGCGCGAGGTCAAGCTGATGGCGCCGCACAAGAATTTTTACGGCGACTGCTCCAGCGACGGGCGCATTCGCATTCAGCTTCGGCGAAACGGGGACCGGCCCATCGCCTACCAAATCATCGACACCATGGCGCACGAGCTGGCGCACCTGGAATACCAGAATCACAAGCCGCCCTGGTTCCGGCTGCACATGGGCCTTCTCGTCCGCATGATGGACGACGGCGTATATGACGACCTCCGCCGGCTCTGCAAAAAAGCCCGTTGACAAATCGAATTGCCTCACCACTTCTTATGGAAGAACGTGAAATTGATAGCAATTCTCCTGCTGGCGGCGGCGACAATCTTCGCCGACGAAAACCCTCCCCAAACCCCCGAAGTCGTGGATGCCCTGGACGCCGTCGCCGCCATCTCGGCGCGGATGCACTTCGAGCCGGACTCGCCTTACACCGGTCCCGAGGACGGGCTCTATGTCGCGCCCACCCAGGCGATGATAGAGGACTTCCTTCGCTTCTACGAGGCGAAGCGGGAACAAATCCCCTGGCTGCCCGAGGTGTTCGACTGCGACGACAAGGCGACCGAGATGAAATATCTCGCGGCGGTCTGGAGCGTGCGCAAGTGGCACGGCGAGGCGCCCGGCGTGCTCATTGGGAAGGCCTACGTGAAAATCGACGGCGACTACTCCGCGCTGGCCCCCGCGTCAGCGGGCAAGTGGGCGCACGGGTATCACGTCCTGAATTTTGTGGTGCGGAGCGACGGGGAGGTTTTTTTTATCGAACCGCAGACGGGCTGCGTGGCCGAGGTGTCCGCGTTCATCTATGAAGGGTCGATAGAGATTCTCCGATTGGAGTATTGAGGGGGTGATTTAGATGCCAGTAAAAACCAAAAAGACCAAGTGCGGCTACAGCAACAGCACGCCCGGCGGAAGCAAAGGGAAGTGCATGACCAAGAAAAACGCTGCGGCCCAGAAGCGACTGCTGAATGCCGTGGACCACGGCTATGTGCCGACCGGCAACAAGCACGAGGCCATGAAAAAGCGCGTCATGGGGGAGTGACCCCTTGACAATTCCAGAAAACCCTACACTGGGATAGATGTAATGAGCAACGCAGCAACCCGAGTCCATCACCCCTACTCTCCGAGCACGCTACAGGCTCGGGAGGCCTGCCCGTGTTGGACCCCGTCTGGGGGCACCAACGAGGCGGCGGAGGCGGGCACGCTGCAACACGACGCGGCGGAAAAAGGTCTGGACGACCCGCGGTTGTCTGATGCCCAGGCAGCCGCGGTCGCCCAGTGCAAGGCCTTCTGTGACGACCTCGCCAGCAAGTTCCCGGGCGCCACGGTTCTCAACGAGCAATACCTCCCGGTGGACGATGAAGTAATCGCGGTGCAGGACCCGCCGCCGCTTCGCTCCCGCAGCATTTTCGTGGGGACCACCGCTGGCTTCATGGACTGGGGTCTGGTCACCGCGGACGGCCTGCACGGCGAGCTGGTGGACTACAAGTTCGGCCAGCACGCGGTCGAAGACACCGACAACAATCTCCAGGGCATTTCCTACGCGCTCGGGCTGTTCAAGAAATACCCGACGCTGCGCGACGTGACGGTGACCTTCCTACTCCCGTATCGCGACGAGGTGGACCAACACACCTTCGATATGAGCAACGCGGCCGCACTCCTCTTGCGCATCAAAACCGTTGTGCATAGGGCGATAGAAGCCAAGCGTGCGGGAGACTTTTTGACGGCACGCCCGAGCGTCTCCGCGTGTTCGTTCTGCGGTGAGCTGGGCCGCTGCCCGAAAGTCGCGGAGCTGGCGCTGCACGTCGGCCGCAAGTATCGGCCCATCGACGTGCCGAAAAGTTTGACGCCCTCGATGATGCTCGACCCGAAAGATGTGGGCCTCGGGCTGCAACTGGCGCAGGTGCTGAAGGCCTGGGCCGAGGCATACCGCGCGCAGGCGACCCAGAAGACCATCCTGGACGACCACTTTGTTCCGGACGGCTACAAGCTGGTGTCGTCCGTCAAGCGACACGTCCTGCCCGGCAAGGCCCGGGAGCTGGCGAACATCGCCAAAGAATTTTTGCCTGAGGAGCAGCACGACATGGTCGAGGCCCTTTTCGACATCTCGCTCGGCCCCCTGGAAAAACTAATCTCCGCCGCCGCACCGCGCGGCAGCAAAGAAGAGGCGGTCGAAACCTTCGGGGAGTGTATCCTCGAAGCCGGCGCAGTGGAGGAAGGCGAACCCTATGCCTACCTGCGCATGGACACGACCGGAAAACCGAAAACCAAGACCTAAAAACCATGAACATGAGTTTTGTCAAAGAAGGCGTGGAAGATACCACGACGCCGGTTCCGCCGGCACCCGAGACGCCGGCCGCGTCAACCGAAGTCGCCACCCGCGAAGCCACCCCCGGCTTTTTCGACGAGGACAACATTCGCTACGAAGACATCGTCTTCCCGCGAATCAACATCGTCCAGTTCGTCGGCAAGCTGGCCACCGAGCAGGGCTTCGACCCCGGGTCCATCCTGTTGGCGTCGCAAAACGTCATCCACACGCCCGAGAGCAAGACGGACAAGGGCACGCCCCCGCTCAACCTCACGGTCATCGGCTTTCGTCCGCTGCAATACG